CTGCTAAAAAAGGTATGAAGAGTGGCTACTAAAGGTTTGTACGCTAATCTCCATGCTAAACGCAAACGTATTGCTGAAGGCTCTGGCGAGAAAATGCGTAAGGTAGGATCTAAAGGTGCACCTACAGCTAAAGCTTTTAAACAATCTGCAAAGACTGCTAAAAAGAAATGATTAAGAAGGGTAAGGAAACGTTCTCTGGTTATAACAAACCCAAAGCCACGCCTAGTCACCCTACTAAATCACACGCTGTATTAGCCAAATCTGGCGACAAAGAAAAGCTTATACGCTTTGGACAAAAGGGTGTAAGTGGTGACAAAACAGATACAGCAAGAGCAAAGTCTTTTAAAGCAAGACACGCTAAAAATATAGCAAAAGGTAAGATGAGTGCCGCTTACTGGGCAAACAAAGTTAAGTGGTAATTTAATAACAAGGAGGCGATGACCCTATATGGAGTCGCAAAAAACTTTAGATACTGGGTATAGACCACGAGTCCCCCAAAAACTGATACACAATGCAGTCAAAGATCATAGGTTTGTAGTAGTGGTAGCACACAGACGTATGGGGAAGACTGTATCTGCTATTAATCAATTGATCCACAGTGCACTTACCTGTACAAAAAAAGAACCTAGATACGCATATGTAGCTCCTACATATAATCAATCTAAACGTATTGCATGGGACTATCTTGTAAACTATACAAGACCTCTAGGTGCTAAAGTAAACATTGCTGAACTTCGTGTAGACTTTATGGGTAGACGTATCTCACTTTATGGTGCAGACAACCCAGACTCACTTCGTGGTATTTACCTCGATGGTGCAGTTATAGACGAAGTAGGTAATATCAATCCATCCGTCTTCAGTGACATCATCCGACCTGCGTTGACAGACCGACTAGGTTTCTGCGTTGCTATGGGTACGCCCAAAGGCAACAATCACTTTAGAGGGTTGCGAGATAGAGCCGCTGAAGGACAAGGATGGAAATTACTAGAGTTTAAATCTTCAGATACTAAACTACTAAACGAACAAGAATTAACAGCAGCCCGCCTTGAAATGGGTGAAGATAAGTTTATGCAAGAGTTTGAGTGTAATTTTAACTCTCCTGTAGAAGGATCTTATTACTCTAAACTTATAAATGAAATAGAAGAAAAAGCACACATGACGGAAATACCTCGTGATGATTTGTGTCGTAATTACACAGCATGGGACTTGGGTATGTCTGACTCTACAGCTATATGGGTAGCCCAACTTACAGGCAAAGAAATAAGACTTATTGATTATATGGAAAATCATGGTCAAGGATTAGATTATTATGTGTCATGGCTTAAAGATAACGACTATGCACATTTTACTCACATACTTCCACATGACGTAGAAGTAAGAGAATTAGGCACAGGCAAATCTCGTAGGGAAACTTTAGAAGATGCAGGTCTCAATATTGTGACTGCACCTCGCCTTAATGTAGCTGATGGCATACAAGCAGTAAGAAGAATAATTCCTAGATGTTGGTTTGACCCAAAAGCAAAACAAGGTTTAGATGCTCTTCGTAACTATCGTAGACACTATGATGAAAAAAGAGCTGTATTCCATGATAGACCACTTCACGATTGGTCATCACATGCTGCTGACGCTTTTAGATACCTAGCAACAGGCTTGGATGAGAGTCCAGCAGAAGAGTGGAATAAACCTATTAACGTAAACACTAAATGGATAGTTTAATGGATATTAACAAATTAAAAAGCATTATCGAGTCTGAAATTGATGATTCTATTGGCTATGTTGAAACAGACACAGTTGCAGAACGTCAAGAAGCACTTGAATACTATCTTCGTGAGCCTTATGGTAACGAAGTAGAAGGTAAATCACAAATTGTTACTGGTGAAGTAGCAGAAGTTGTAGACGGAGCATTACCTCAACTTATTCGTGTATTTACATCTACAGACGGTGTTGTTGAATTTCAACCTGTAAACGATGGTGACGAACCTTTTGCACAACAAGCAACAGAGTATTGTAACTGGGTATTTTATCGTGATAATGATGGCTTTTTAATTCTACATAACTGGTTTAAAGACGCACTATTACAAAAAACTGGTGTTGTAAAAGCGTACTGGGATGAAAAGATTGACGTTAATAAAGAAACTTATGAAAACTTAAGTGACGATGATCTCATGATGCTTATGCAAGACGAAGATTTAGAAGTCGTAGCACAAGAAACAGAAGAAGAAATTAACGAAGTCACTGACCCAATGACAGGTCAAATATTCCAAAATATTACTCGTGAACACAAAGTTAAAGTAAAACGCACCAAAAAAAATGGTCGTGTGGTTGTTGAAAACGTACCACCAGAAGAATTTCTTATTTCTAAACGTGCTAGAACTATTCAAGACTCACCATTTGTAGCTCATCGCAGAATGATGACTCGTTCAGAGTTAATTGCAATGGGATTCAAGAAAGATATTGTTGAAACTCTACAATCTGGTGACACTTTAGAGTTTAGTCCAGACAGAATTGCTCGTTACTCTCGTGGTGAACAACCTAACAGCATGGGTTCACAAGATGAATCTATGGAAGTCGTAGAAGTTTACGAATGTTACATCAAAGTTGATTACAATAATGACGGTATTGCTGAATTAAGACGTGTTGTCTACGCTTCTAACGAAGTTTTAGAAGATATGGAGTGTGATTACATCCCATTCCACTCACTTTGCCCAATTCCTATTCCACATAAGTTCTACGGACAGTCTTTAGCTGATCGTGCACTAGATTTACAGCTTATTAAGTCTACTGTTTTAAGACAAATGTTGGATAACCTCTACTTAACTAACAATTATCGTGTTGGTGCAGTAGAAGGACAGGTAAATCTTGATGATTTACTCACATCTACAGCAGGTGGCGTGGTTAGAATGAAGAATCCTAACGCTATTGTACCGCTTACAGTAGCTCCAACTACAGCAGGCTCATTCCCAATGCTTGAATACCTAGATGGCGTACAAGCAAGACGTACAGGTGTATCAGATTCACAAAATGGTATAGACCCTAACATCTTGCAAAACGTAACAGCCGCTGCTGTGTCAGCAATGTCACAAGCAAGTGCAGGAAAGCTTGAATTAATAGCCCGTATCTTTGCAGAAACAGGCGTTAAGAGCCTTTTTAAAGGAATCCTACACCTACTATGCAAATATCAAGATAAAGAGCGTTTAATTCGTATAAATGGCAAATTTGTACCATTTAATCCTCGTGAATGGCATGACCAATACAATGTATCTATTAACGTAGGTTTAGGTACAGGTACTCGTCAAGAACAATTAACTACTATGCAAATGATCTTGCAAAAACAAGAGCAAATCATTCAGCAATATGGTCTATCTAATCCATTAGTGAACTTAATGCAATATCGCAATACATTAGCCAAGTTTATTAACATGGCTGGTTTTAAAGATGCTGCACAATTCATGAATGAAATTACACCAGAGCAAAATGAAGCACTTTCACAACCTCAACCAGAAAAACTAGATCCTAATACAGAAGCTGCAAAAGTATTAGCTGAAGTTGAACGTGAAAAAGCAGTTATTCGTGCTCAAACAGAAGCTGCTAAACTTGAGTTAGAACGTGAGCAAATGCAATTAGATAATGCTCGCAAAGCATTAGAACTTCAACAACAAGAACTAAAACAAAATACTGAATTAGCTCTTAAACAATTGAAGATTGAAACTGATGCTGCTAACCAAGCAGAACAAACTCGTGGCACTAATACCAAATCTATTGTAGATGCTTTAAATACTATCAACAATATGACAAAAGGAAATAATAATGTCCAATAAAGTAGACGCTATTACTAGCATACTTAATGACGAACATTTTCAAGCTGTAGTTAAAGAGCTACAAGAAAATCAATTACAACGCATCATCTACTCTAATGCAGATCAAACAGATGTGCGTGAACAAGCCTATCAAAGAATAGCTTGTTATAACGAACTTATGTCTTACTTGGAATCAATCGCTAAAACTAGCGACATTAAAAGTAAAGCATGGAAGATATTTTAGACATTTCTAAAATGGGTTACCTCCCCTAGAGGATTATAGGAAATAAAAATGAGTGAAACAACCATGACTCCAGAAAATTCTGGAAGTGGCGAGCTTACAGTAAATCAAGCAGCCAATGCTTTTGAAGGTCTAATGAACACCCCAGCTAACTCTACGGAGCAATTAGAAGGTGAACAAGAAACTGAACAAGTAGAAGCTCAAGAAGCAGAGCCACAAACTGAAGAAGTAGAAGCAGAAGAAGGTGAAGCTGAAGAACAAGAAGAAACCGAAGTTGAAGAAGAGGAACTCCCCCAGACTTTTAAAGTAAAAGCTGCTGGCGAAGAAAAGGATGTCACCCTTGACGATTTAATTAAAGGTTATCAACTTGGTGCTGATTATACAAAAAAAACTACTGAAGTTGCTGAACAACGTAAAGCTGTTGAAGCTGAACGTGCAGCAATTGAGGAAGCCAAGTATGCTCGTGATACATACGCTCAACGTTTGCAAGCTATAGAGCAATTTATAGTCTCGCAATCTCCTAATGAGGATTTAACATACCTCAAAGAAAACGACCCGATAGGCTATGCTGTTAAAGTTGCTGAACTTTCTGAAAAGAAAGAACAACTCAATGCTATAAGAGCCGAACAATACAGAATTGCAGAAATGCAACAATCTGAAAATGCTCGTGCCATGCAAGATAGAGTTGCACAGGAAGCACAAAAATTAACACAGGTCTTACCAGAGTTTTCAGACCCAGCTAAAGGCGAAAACCTCCGTAGTGAGATTCGTAATTATGGCAAATCGCTTGGTTTCACAGACGTAGAATTATCTAATGTCTATGACTCTAGGCACGTTGTTACATTACACAAGGCAATGATGTATGACAAACTTCAAAAGTCAAAACCTGCTGTAACGAAGAAAGTTTCTGAAGCACCAAAGATGCTAAAGGCTGGATCGTCTACAGGTAGTAACAACACAGAAACAATTAAAAAACAAAAAGCACAGTTGCGTAACTCTGGAAGAGTAAGAGATGCCGCAGCTTTATTTGAACAATTTTTAGAATAAGGAAAAATCATGGCAACGTATCAAACCTATACCTCTATTGGTAATAGAGAAGATTTGTCAGATGTTATTTATAACATTTCTCCAACAGAAACTCCATTTATGAGTTCTATTGGTAAGACAAAAGCAACAGCAACATATCACGAATGGCAAACTGATTCACTCGCAGCAGCAGCAGCTAACGCTGTAGTTGAAGGTGACACAGCTTCTGACATTACAATTAGTCCAACAACACGAGTAGGTAACAGAACTCAAATCTCATCTAAAACGATTAAGATTTCTGGTACTATGGAAGCAATTAACAAAGCTGGTCGTAAATCTGAAAAGGCTTACCAATTAGCTAAAGTTTCTGCTGAAATTAAACGTGACATGGAAAAAGCACTTTTAAGCAACACAGTTGCATCAGCAGGTAATGCTACAACAGCTCGTACACTTGGTGGTTTACAAACATGGTTAAATTCTAACTACGTTGGTGGCACTAACGGTACTGCTGGTTCATTAGGCACTACAGCTCGTGTATCTGGTACAGACGCAGCTTTCACAGAAACAATGTTAAAAACAGCAGTTAAATCTGCGTTTACAAATGGTGGTAATC